AGGATATTGAGCAGCTATTTGATTTCCTTGTTGTGCAGCATTTAAAATATTTTGTGAATAAGTTTGTTGACCTGCTCCTGCAGTTCCTAATAAATTTATATTTTGAGCAGTTAAAGATGGTTGTAAATTTGCTAATTGTTGTTGTTGAGTAACACCTATATTAGCTTGTCCTAAAGCTTGACCATAACCTTGATTTAATAAATTACCTAAAAGTTGTGCTCTATTTAAATCACTTGAAGATTGGTATTGTGATTCAGCAATACCTTCTCTAGCTCCACCAAATGCTCCTTGAGAAATTGCACTAGCTGGAATTGCTTGTTTATTAATTTGAGATTGAATATCAAATTGTTGTAATGTTGGATTAATTACTTGTTGTTGATAAGGAGACATATACTGTTGATACCCAGTATTAGAAGCTAAAGCTGTTGCTTGGTTTAAGTAAGGTTGATATCCCGCGACGCCAGTTCCTTGTCCCGCGCCAATAAGTTGACCAGTAGTTGGATCAAATTGTAATGAGCCTAAACCACCTTGTGTAGCAGCTTGTTGTTGAGCCGATTGTTGAAGAACATTTTGTCCAGCAACTTGAGGCATCATTCCTTGTAAATCAATAGGTTGATTGAAAAGACCTGCTGTATAATCCGCTAACTGCGAACCTAATGGATTTATAAAAGGTGCTGCGTAAGTTGGTGTAGTAGTAAGACCACCTGTATTTGAACCTGGTTGAACTGTTGCCATTATTTTTTACCTTCTAAATGTTTCATAAGAGCATACATTTTTTTAGCTCCATGTTTAATATCACCGTTACCTGCATTTCTAACAGCATTTGCTGTAAATACAAATTCATTATTGCTTAACATCGCTGGTATATCATCTGCACGTTCTTTTTTACCAATAGGAGGAACATACCCACCTTTATCTCTGTAATCTATTTCATGTATTTTTCCACCTCTTCTAAATCCTAATGCTGATGCTATTCCATCTCCTGCTTCTGGTTGCATTTGAGATTGCATATTTTGTTGCATTTGAGATTGTATATTTTGTTGCATTTGTGGTTGATTAGCTGCAGCTCTTGCTTGCATCATTCTTTTAAGTAATTCTGGATTAGATTTTAACATATTAATTAAAGCAATTCTTTTATCATTAGCTGTATTTGTTGAAGTAATTCCTGATTGAGGTGTTCCATATGCAAAACCTTTTCTAATACTACCCATACTTTTAATTTCTTCATTTCTTCTTTCCATAGGAGTTAAATACATAGGGTTACGAACATTAATTGGTATTCCTCTAAATGGATTTACCATTTTAAATGGTGCTACTATATTACCTTTAGCATAATGTCTTCTTGATTTTAAGCTTTCATATTCATTCATTAAATCATGCATTTCTTTTGAATGTTTAGAATGTAATACACCACCATCTTTTTTACCTGGCATTACTACTACATTTTGAGCTGTTCTAGGTGTAACAGTTCCTAAATTTAATTTTGGAGTTCTACCAGCTTGATAATCTGCTAATTTACCTGCTTGAGCTGCGTTATGAGCATTATACCAATTCATTATAGTTTGATTAAGATCACTTTGATTAGCACCTGCTAATCCTGCCATTCCTAAAATACCAGTACCTTTTAAATAATCAGATGGTGTTAATCCTTTTGTTAATGCTTTAACAGCATCAGTAACAGTACCACCAGCTTGTGTAATTTTATCTAACCAACTTGTTGAAGGTAAATTTGCAGTATTATCTACAAGTGTTCCATTACTAGCATTACCACCTTGTGGTTCCATTTGACTATTTGCACTATCTATTTCCATTTGAGCTTTTTTTACATCTTCTGGTGTAACGTTTCCTTGTGTAGGATCCATTTGACTAATTGTTGGGTCAACTTGAGCTGGAGGTATATTTTCATATCCAGTTTGACTATAATCAGTTGGAACATTTGAATCTGTATTATCTGAACTTAAAACATCATTAATGTTATTATAAGTATTATAACCCGATACAGCATTTTGAAGTGTACCTAATACATCTGAACCTGGATATGCACCTATGCTACCTGCTGTTCCAGCATCTACTAAAGAAGATCCTAATGCTGCATCTGTAGCTGCTGCATCTAATCCTAATAATTCTGGTTGACCTAAAGCAATAGCAGCTGCAGTATCTACGATTGGATTAGTAACTACATCTCCTGCAAAATTTGCAACATCACCTAGAGCACTACCTACAGTATCTACTGCTCCTCCTAATGTATCTACAACATCATTTATAACACTTCCACCGCCACCACACATAAATTATAACCTTTTTTTAAATAAGTTACCTACTGTATCATATTTTAAAAAATTATACAGCTTAGCAACTTTACCGATTGATATACCAACACTAGATGCTGGGCAAAATTCTATTGCTTTTTGTTGTCTAGCCCATTCTTCAGCTTTTTTAATTAAACGTATTGCCATAGATGGACATTTTTTTCTATAATCTGGATGTACATATAGTAGTAGATCACTAGCTATTTTTTCGTAACAAAAGAAATATTCACTTATAAATGCGATGTACATACCTATAATTTTGTTTTCGTATAAACCTACCCACATATTACCTTGCTTATTCTTTTTAAAAGATTCAGCTAGCAATTTTAACTTCTCAGGGGCGTAAGGAAGAAACTTGTAGGCACCTTCTTGATGCATCATATATCCTAGATTTATCATATCATTGACATCATCTAAGGTATATTCACGTATTTCCATAACCCGTAATAAGTTTAGCAAGATGGCAAATCTTGAAGGTAAGCCTTAAGTGGGTATTTTACTTAGTTTTCTTAGGAAAGTCAATAAGTCTAGGTTCTGGATTCTTAGGTTTAAACATCATATCTAAAGACCCTGTATATGAATGAGAACCGAAGTGAGATAACGCAGTTTTAGCATCTCCGTATATTTTTCCACCTATATCTGTCCATAATTTACAAAAACAAATATCTTCACCTAAATAACCATTCTGTGGATCAACCCCTGTTTCAAAGAATGTGTACCAACCTTCAGTCATAGTTTCAACTTTATTACCTACAAGTTGTTTATTAACTGTTTTTTTATCTGGATATGCTTTTGCAAGTTTAGTAAATACTTCTCTTTTAATCATCATAAATCCAGTTGGCCCTGCAGTAATTTCTATAAAACCATCTTTACCAACTTGAACATTTTGTGGATCTGGAAAATGTACAATAAATTGTAAAGAACCATTAGCACCATAACCTTTTACTGGATAAGGGGTTAATACTACTTCTTCATCTTTTTCTAATAATCTAAAAATAGCTTCTGGTTCAAATCCAATATCAGCATCAATAAATAAAAAATGAGAACAATCTGTTTGTAGAAAAGATGCAACACAATTATTTCTAGCTTGTGTTACTAAAGCCATTCCTGACTGTAAATGTAATGCTGTTGATACTTGAAGTCTTGGATGAGTTGTTGAAACAAATCTCATCACGCTATTCATATATGATGTTGTGACTTGATGACCAAATGCTGGTGTTGCTATAAATAATTTAATTTGCTTTTTGTCTGGCATATTCTAAAAAATTCTCCCATTCTTTAATTCTTGTATTCCAAGAATAATAATTGTTATAGTATTTCTTTTGCATTTCTAATTCTTCTTTATACAAATTTTTACCATAGTTGTCTATAGTAGTGTTTAAACAATCTGCATAACGTTGTATTAGATTTTGTGCGCTACTATCAAATTCAACCATAGATGCAAATTCAGCACATGTCTCTGGTAATGCTCCATAGTTAGTTGTAACTACTTTACATCCTGCTGACATAGCTTCAATAGCAGCTAAACAAGATGTCTCTTCAAAGATTGAAGGGTAAGCATATATATGTGAATAAGTTAAAGCTTTTCTAATTTCATCATTAGTTGCATAACCATGTAAATTTACATTTTTAGTTTTCTTACATAAATCAAATAAAGCATCAAATTTACCTTCTTCAGATTTTTCAAATGCAGTTCCATATATTTTAGTTGATGAATAAACATCTAATGTAAAATCATCTCTTGTTTGATTTAAAATTTCTACAGCTTTAATTAATATAG